TCATATTATAGTATATTTTATATATCCTCCTGGGGGATATTAAGGCCCCCTTTAGGGGTGGTAATTCATTATACACTCTGTGGGGGATTTGTCAAGAATAAAATAAATTATTTTGTAAATATTGTAAAAAAGACTTGACAAAACTGTGACAACCACTATAATAGAAACCATATATTATTTATTTTAGGCAAGATGGCACACCGCTTACTTACTTAACATGGCTTTACGTCTATAGGTAATATATAATTCCATTGGTGGTCTAGGAATTCACCACTTTAAACACGAGTTCCAGAGATAACTGCCGATGGAACATAAAGTTTTCCGTTGGTTTCTATACCCTAAACCCTGGAGAACAAAATGACAACAAATGAAATGATTACAGAATTAACACAAACTGTCTCCGATTTAAAAAGAGATGTTGAAACACTAAAAAAAGATAAAGATTATTTATATAATAAGTTAGAAAAGGCATATGGGGATAGAATTAAACTTAGAGCAGAAAATGAAAAGCTTAAAAATCCTCAACCTACTGTTGAAGAAGAAGAATGCATAGCCTGTTCAGCTTAAAAGATAGTATAATTAAGGAAAGTCAAGAGTATTATAATGCAAAATCTAATGAAGATAAAACAAAACATAGAGAAAATCTACAAAAACAGTTTAAAAAGTTTCACTATTATAGAAAAACAAATCAAGAAGATTACCAATTTATTAAAAAACTTATAGAAAATATAACTTAGGAGAAAAATATGGCATTATATGGCAAATTAGGAAAGAAATCCGGGAAAAAAGAACTCGGTATGAAGAAAAGGCTTGGTAAAGGTACTACTGCTAAAGCTAAATCTGGCTCTATGAAAATGAGAGCAGATAAAAAGGCTAAGAAATCTAAAGCGATGTATGCGTAATGAGTAAACGTAGCTTAATTAAAGAAATTTTAGAAATTGAATCAGATATGGGAATGGATTCTGACATTGAAAGATTAAAAGAATTAGAAATTGATGATTTAGAAGAGATATTAAAAGGATATCCAGAATCTGGGTATGCGTCTAAAAAGAAAACTGAAAATAAAAGTACTAAGTTTGCTTCTTCAAGTCTTCAAGGACAATTACGTTCATCTAAAGATAAAAAATTTCAAGGTCATACACCCAATATAAGAAAGACATCTAGATATTCATAATGCCTAGTTCTCCTGGGTACGTAAGAAATTATAAACAAGAGGCAAGAACAGAATCACCTCTTCGTAGAAAGAAGAGGACTATGCGTAATAAAGCAAGACGCATGGCAATGCGAGCAGGCTTAGTAAAAAAAGGTGACGGTAAAGACGTTCACCACAGAGATGGAAATGCTATGAATACAACAGCTAGCAATCTATCAGTTAAAGCAGCAAGCAAAAATCGTTCCTACCCGAGAACTAAGTCTGCTGGCAAAAAATTTAGAACATCATGATAAAAAAAGCCGTCTGGAGTAAAAGATACGGATGGCATTTAAGGAATGAAGATATGAAATTAAACGATTGTGGAACTTGTAAAACATGTGGGCATGCTTGTCATTGCTCAAATGGTGGCTCATGTTGTGGTGGTGAATGTGAATGTAAATGTTGTGAACATGATTCATATGAAGCTAATAACGCATAATGCCACTATATGAATTTGAAAATAAAAAAACTGGGAAAAGATTTACAGAACATCTTCCTATCAGTAAAAGAAACTTTCCGTGTAGGGATAATAATATTAGAAGAGTTATATCTGCTCCTAATTTATCTATTATATCAGATGTGGGTGGAAAGGAAGACAAAGCCAGGGAGCAAATCTTAGCAACAGCAGAGAGAGGATATAAAGAACGTGAGCAAAAAAATAAAAACATCCCAGAGTGGTCGAAAGAAAGAAGGGAAAAAAGTAAACAAAAAAGACGATGGGCTTAACTGTATTGGTTATCCACACGATGACCCATATGGATTAGCAGCAGCATGGTGGAAAATATTTACTAAACCAAAAGAAAAAAATGTTACCGGAAAAAAGACAGAAACAAGAATTAAGCACTCAGCAAAAGACTTTTATTGATTTGCTATTTGGAGAAGCAGAAGGTAATCCAAAGAAAGCTGGTGAACTTGCAGGATATGCCCCTAGTTCGTATCCAAAAGTTGTAAAGGCTTTAAAAGATGAAATCATGGAAAGGGCAGAATATTCTCTTGCATTACATTCAGCAAAAGCTGTAAAAGGATTGGTTGATGCATTAGATGAAGATGGTAAAACACCTGGTGTTAATATTCGAATGGAAGCGGCAAAACAGATATTAGATAGAGTGGGACTTGTCAAGAAAGATAAAATAGATATCAATGCACAAGTTGCTCATGGTATATTTATCTTACCTGCCAAAGATGCTCCTTAAACGTAAAGCAAGAACAATTCCTTTTGGGTATAAACTGGCTGATGATCCAGATTATATTGAACCAGTACAGTCAGAATTAGATGCACTGAAAGAGGCAAAAGAATACTTAAATAATTGTTCGTATCGTGAGGTAGCACGTTGGTTAACACAAAAAACAGGACGTTCTATTACACATACAGGATTAAAAAAGATTGTAGATAAAAGATGGACAACATTGAACCACCTAAACCAAAATCAAATCTCGGAAGAAAACGAGGAGAAAAGCAACAGCGAAACCTCAGTTTAAAAGTTAAAGCAAAGTACGCTGCTAAAAAAGTTATTAAAACTCAAAATGAGAAAATAAAAAAAGCACGGCAGCTTATAGAAAATGCAAAAGTAAAAAAAGAAAATATCTTAAAAACAGATGCTGCTTTAAAAGGTACTGCTCCTAGTGTTATAACAGAGGATGAAGTAGATAATCTTCCTCCTAATGTGCAAAAGCATGTTAAAGAAAATGTTATATTTGAACCTAATAAAGGCCCTCAAACAGAGTTTTTAGCATCTTCTGAAAGAGAAGTATTTTATGGTGGTGCAAGAGGTGGTGGTAAATCTTATGCAATGCTTATTGATCCACTTCGTTATTGTGATAAAACACATCATAGAGGATTGCTTCTTAGACGTTCAATGCCAGAATTAAGAGATATGATTAATCATTCTCAAAGATTATATGGTCAAGCATATCCCGGTGCTAAATGGAGAGAGCAAGAAAAAGAATGGCGATTTCCTTCTGGTGCTAGAATTGAATTTGGTTACGCAGAAAATTTAACAGATGTTCTTCGTTACCAAGGTCAATCTTATACATGGATAGGAATAGATGAGTTACCTCAATATCCTACTCCAGAAATTTATAATTTTTTACGCTCATCACTTCGTAGTGTAGACCCGGAAATACCTGTCTTTATGCGAGCTACAGGAAATCCGGGAAACGTTGGTTCCTTATGGGTTAAAGAAATGTTTGTAGATCCTGCAGAACCTAACACAGCTTTTGAAGTTAAAATTGATACAATAGCAGGTCAAAAATCAATAACAAGAAGATTTATACCAGCTAAGTTACAAGATAATCCTTATCTTATGCAAACAGATGATTATCTTATTATGCTATCATCTTTACCAGAAGTACAAAGAAAACAATTTTTAGAAGGAGATTGGAGTGCATTTGAAAATTCGGCCTTTCCGGAATTTAGTCTTACTAAGCACGTTGTTCAGCCTTTTGACATTCCCCGCAATTGGTTACGATTCAGAACATGCGACTGGGGCTATTCGTCTGCAGCTTGTGTTCTCTGGATTGCAGTTGACTATGATAACAATTTCTGGGTATACAGAGAACATTATACCCAAAGAGTTACCGCAGACTTATTTGCAAGACAAGTCTTGGAAAAAGAACATGATGAATATATCCGATACGGAATCTTGGATTCTTCAACTTGGGCACGAAGAGGGGATGCCGGCCCTAGTATTGCAGAAACAATGATTAGAGAGGGGTGTAAATGGAGACCATCAGATAGGTCACCAAGAAGTAGAGTAGCGGGTAAATTAGAATTACATAAGAATTTAGCTTTAGATAAAGATACTAATGAACCAAAATTAAAAATATTTTCTAATTGTATTAATTTAATTAAAACATTACCTATGTTACCAATAGATAAAAATAATCCAGAAGATGTGGATACACATGCAGAAGACCATGCTTATGACGCACTTCGTTATGGTGTTATGAGTAGAAGCGTACATCCAAAAAGTTATGAGGCAAATAGATATACAGAAAAAGAAAAATTTAAACCCGCAGATAGAATATTTGGATATTAATGCAAATACCTGATAAAATTAAAATAGGATATAGAGAATATAAATTAGAAGAGTG